GCCTTTACCAGCACAGTGCAGGCAATAGATGGGTATGGCCATCTAGGTGCAGCTGCTCTGGTGAGTGGCACGACAGCTGGCAGGGTGCATGAGCAGCTGTACAATCCATCCTTTGAGTGGCTGGAGAGGAGGCCAGGGCCTGTGAGCCCAGATGGGTGGACACTCTCAAACGGCACAGGCAATGGCCATGTACTCTGGGATAATAGCCAGGCCTCTGATGGCAATTACTCCATACGGTTTGATCAACTCTCTGCAGGAGGCACACCACCCTCAATCATTAGTGATTATTTTAGAGTGGATGGGAGCAAATCATACCTGCTGGATGCGGATGGCAGATCTGATGCCAGTCTGCCTGCTGATGTATTTGAGGTGGACTATTACGATGTTAACTTTGCATTCCTGGGCTCTGTGAGTGGTGTAACAGGGCCAAACAATACCACCTCCACCTGGAGCCAGCAGAATGCAAACGGAGGGATATTTGCCTATCCAAATAGCAGGTATGCACGACTGAAAATCACAGGGCCTGGAGGCTTTACAGCTGCAGGCCAGTACCAGTGGATAGATAACCTGGTATTCAGGGCAGAGGTGAGGACACAGGATGTAAAGGCCCTGGCAATCACTACACCCAAACTGGCAGATGCCAGCATTACAGCTGCCAAACTGGCACGACTGGATACCATAGGCCTCACCACAATATCAAAAACTGCAGGCTTTACCCTGGACAGCAGTGCCACAGTGTACCTGTGCAGCTCTCTCTCACCATTCACAGCCACCCTGCCCACAGCTGTGGGCATAGGTGGCAGGGTGTACATAATCAAAAATACTGGAGGAGCTGCAAAGGTGACACTGGCCACCACCTCCTCACAGCTGATTGATGGTATTAGCACATACCCACTGATAGAAAAAAATCAAGTGGTGGCAGTGCAGAGTGATAATGCAAACTGGCAGGTAATAGCCCAGGCAGGCCTGGTGCTGGAGAGTGATGGCACCAGGTGGCTGGGTGCAGAGGAGCTCCTGCCTATGGCCACCTATCTGGGTGCACAGCCATATAGTGCAAACACAGAGGTATTTGCCTGCACGCTGGATGGCAAAAACGGTATGCTAATAACTCAATTCGACATCAGCTATTTTGTATACACTACAAACAGCGGATTGAGCTATTGGACTATAGAATTGAGGAGGCTCAATAGTGGCTCTGGCACCCTGAGTATGGGCACCCTCAATACCTCCCTAACAGCACACGACACCTGGGCACACCCTGCACCCATGACATCATTCTCAAACAATCCTACTGTGACAGGAGATGTGTGGATTGAGGTGCAGATCACGAAAACAGGCACACCTGGTAATATGCAGATGGGGCCACCCAGGGTGGCCGGACGTAAAATATACACCTAGCACCTAATAGGAGGCACGCATTATGGCACGTACGCAGGGATTTATACAGGACACCCAAACACTCATATCAAACACTCTCCAGTTTGCAGATGCCTGGAGTGCCCTCCAGCAGGAGTATGCAGCAATGCAGACAAATGGCATCCAGATAGTGCAGGCAGACCTGGATGCCGTATTTGGTGCGAATGCTCTCACGCCAGCTCAATACCAGGCAGCTCTGGTGGCCCAGCAGGCCCTGGTGGATAGCATTCACGTGCAGGCCACAGCTGCCAAACTGTACAGGCTCAAAAAGTAAAGGGCAGAGAGCAGGGAGGAGGCAGAGAGAGAGAGTGAGCAGGGAGGAGAATGGATCCAGCAGAGATCAAAGGCATTATAGATACAGTGGGGGGCCTCAGTGTCACAGCTGTGCTATTCCTCATTCTGGTGGCAGGAGCCAGAGAAAAACCTCTCTGGGTATTTGGCAGCACCCATAGGAGAGTAGTGAGGGAGCTGGAGATCTGGAGAGCCCTGGCCCTAAAGAGTGCGAATGTGACAGATAAAGCCATCCAGGCCCAGGCCCAGGCCCTGGATATTGCCCAGCAAACAAAGAGTGGTGATGATGCATGAGTATTGATATAACCTCTCCAGCTGCAGAGCTGGCCAGTACATTCAGAGCTGCCTGGGAGAGATTGAGAGGGCACCAGAGGCCACCAGGGCCTGCAGAGAGTAAAGGGCACCACATACCAGGCATCCCAGGGCCTGGTGTGGATCCTGGCTCACTGGTGCCCAGCACAGAGGGCCAGGATCCCTCACCCAGTGATGTGGCCACCAGGATCACAGAGCAGGAGCTCAGGGTGGAGGAGCTAAATGTGAGATTGAGGGTGCTAAAGAGGAGGGACTAATCACGAATGGACATATTTGCCACAGGGAATGCATCACCTCTGGAGATGGTATACACCTCAATAGTAGCAATCACATTCTGCCTGGTGGCCTGGACGTTTGTGGATAGCCTGGTGGACTGGAGAGGAGTGATCCGTGATAGATTGCCCAGAGCCTATAGGATTGAGGCCTCCAGTGCAGTGAGGGCAGAGGCAGTGAGGATGGGAGTGGTGGGCCTGTTTGTGAGCCTGGGTGTGCAATCTATCCTGCAACCTCCTCCACACGACACAGGCCTACAAACATTTGAGCTCATCAATTCTATTTTCTTTATAGGCATTGCAGCTGTGCTGGGAGTGGATGCCCTGCTGGCACGACTGGACAGGAGAGAATTGAGGGAGGAGGTGAGGCACCTGGTATTTGCACGCAAATACAAAAACGAAAAACCCTCAAAGGATGAGCTGGCCAGGGAGGAGAGATACCTGGCCAAACACGCAAACGACGATGCAGACTAATCACTAATCAACCATAGGAGGTATTGAGAGTGAGTGTGAATTACCCAGACTATGCTGCAAAGATGCAGGTAAAGCCTGTATGGCAGAGGAGTGCAGCAAACGACACAGGCTATCTAACACCACCCATCCTGTATACACCCTACTCAAAGTGGAGTGAGGAGGTGGAGCTGGTGCACGGCACAGTGGGCTCAAACACCCTGCCATACTTTGCTGCCAAAGTGGATGCAAACTGGCACGAATTAGAGCCAGCAGGCAGTGTGAGGGATGGCAGACTGGTATGTGCTCACCAGCTCATACCCAGGGATGATTTTACGATTTATGACATGGTGCCTGCAGGCTTTGGCTGTGGACACTGCAATCCAGGGAGCTGGAGAGGCCAGAGGCTCCTCAATCTGCACGCCAGAGGCTATGAGCTGGAAAACCTGCAGAATGGGGATGGTGGCCAGCTATTCACAGAGGCCCAGTACATCAAACTGGCTCTCTCAATCGCATATCATGCAGCTGTGGCCAAAATCTCAAACCTGCACATCTGCTCACACTGGGATGCCTCATTTGGGAGTGTGAGGGATCTGGCAGGAGCTGGCCAGGTGCAGGCCACCTATGAGAGAGCCAGGGAGGCCCACACAGATCCGAATGCTGGCCCATTCGACTGGGCCACATTCTATGGCCACCTGTTTGATATACGCAAGCCGGAAAACTGGCCAGGCAAAGTATGGGGTGGCATCCCTCTGTGGGATGGCAGGGTGGCTGGCTAATGGAGCCGGATGATACAGACAGCTGGGATCAACCCTGGCTCTGGTGTGATCTCTGGACAGCTCAATCACTAATCACTAACAAAAGATAGGAGGCACTGAGATGCTATTTGTTCTATATGCCCTGTATGTGCTCCTACAGGTGGTGCACGACAAAGATACACAGACACTGCTGGATCTCATAGGCTATGCACTAGGGCCTGCAGCTGGAGTGGTGGTAAATAGGGTGGTGGCCTTTGTGCTGCAAAATCTGCAGGATGGAGGGCACCCTGCCTCACCATTTGCTGCCAGGTGGCTCACATGGGCAATCACAGCCATAGTGCCCACCATTCTGTATGCCCTGTATGTGCTCCTCTCCCAGGATGCCTGGAATTGGGCCACCTGGCTCCTGGACGTGCTAATGGCCTTTGGTGTGGCCACCCAGATACATGGCCAAACGGATCTGCCCAGGGTGCCTGTAAAGCAGGTGCCTCTCACAGAGGGAGAGATCCTGGCCCTCAAAAAAGGCCCTGCCAGCAATGGCTAGAAAACTACTGCACCTGCCAAACAGGCCAGGCCTCCTGGACAGGGCTCAAATCAGTGCGTATGAGCTGGGCAAGTTTGAGGGAGCCAAACTGATGCCAGAGCATACAGCTGATAATGTGGCCCAGCTGGAGCTCACCCACCCAGGAGGCCTGTATATAGCCAGGTGCAGCAATTCCACCAGGCCGGATGGCAGCTATTACTCATACCAGGAGCTGGGCAGGAGGTGGTATGAGCAGATAGTGCAGCTGCACCCAGTGGGAGTGAGGATATACCAGCTGGACACAGAGCCAAATGGCCAGCTGCCAGTGCACGAATGTTTTAACTGGCAGTGGCTCATCACGAATGCCATCCACACTCTGAGGAGCCTGCTGGGCACCTACTGGGCAGGGCATGGCCACAGCAGTGCAGTGGTGGCTCTCCTCCAGCAGGAGCTGCAGCTGTGGCTGGCACCACTGGCAGATGGGCCTGGACACTGGGCAGAGATTGAGGCCCAGGGAGGATGGTGGGATGCGTATAAGCTCATCCTCAATACACCTAACCTGGTGCAGGGCCTGTGCTGTGACAGCTATTTCCAGTATGCAAAGCACGCTGTGGAGGATGGGTTTTCTGCAAATGCTGCCAAATACCACAGGTGGGCACCCTCATACAAAATCCTGGTGGCAGAATGGGGATGCTCACTGATTGATAAATACCCACCAGAGCAGAGGCAGCACCCAACACAGGCCCAGCTGCTGGAGATTGAGGCAGAGGATCTGCCAGGATCTGCAGCTGTACTGGACTGGTACAGAGCACAGCCATACATAGTGGCCACCTGCAGATTTATCTGCCCAGGCTCTGCAGGGTGGCCAGGCTTTGAGCCCTCCCAAAAGACACTGGCCACCATAGGCCAGCACTAGCACAGCACGACTAAATACAGCTAATTCCCAAACCTCCCATGCACTGAGCTCTGGACTTGCCACCAGAGCTCAGTGCATTTTAGTGATTGCTATTGACACCCGATTAGTGATTAGATATAATGAGTGTGGGAGGCAGATGAGAGCCTCTCACGACACTCAATACAAACCAAACGGAGGTACTAGAAAATGTACGGTTACTATAAGAGACAGAGGAATGCAGAGCAGGCAGCTGATAAGTACCAGGCACCTATGGCAGTGGTGAGAGGCCTGTGGTCACAGCACAGCACCCTGGGTATTTACAGGCTGATAGTGCCCATCAGGGCTCTGGAGCTCAGGGAGAGTGAGGAGGGCAAAGCGATGGGAGTGAGCATCCTGTATGTGAATAGGCTGGGTGAGCAGGATCCTGGCTATCAGGCAGCACAGCAGGCCCTCTCTTATGAGAGGGATGTGGCCTGGGTAATGCAGACACGGCACACCTCCAGGGATGGTGCAGAGGCCATCCTGGAGGCCCAGGCTCAGGAGGAGGCAGAGGCAGAGGCAGAGGCCAGGGAGGCCAGGATGCGCGAATGCCCATTCTGCACGAATGGGTACAGGTGGGTGAGAGTGGGCCTCAAAGCAGAGGAGCTCACCAAAGTGCCCTGCACCCAGTGCAATCCTCAGGAGACATACCAGCAGTGCACCAGGTGCACAGGGCATGGCTATCACTGGCAGGGTGGAGAGAGCTCTGGCACAAATGTGGTATGTGAGGAGTGTGGAGGCACAGGCAATCTGGCAGATGAGGTGCTGGTGGGCCAGGAGGAGCCAGAGGTGCTGGTGGAGCTGGAGGATGAGGACACAGAGCCACAGGATGTGCGTGCAATGCTGCTGGCAGCTGTCACAGCAGCTCTCCCACAGGCCTCTGAGGGCCTCCCTGCAGTGGTGGAGTGCCCTAATTGCCTATTCCAGCACCTGGAGGGCACAGAGTGCCCTCTGTGCACTGGCAACTGGCCAGAGGTGGAGGCCCAGGTGAGAGCCAGGGCCTGGAGGGCAGAGGGTGAGCATCCGGCAATCATGCGGATGCTCTGCAGGGTGCAGGGCACAAAGCTGGTGGAGAGCTGGGGATCCACCAAATCTGTGCAGGTGCCTATGATCCGTCTGGAGTGCCCTGCCTGTGGGAGGCTCAGGAAAATTGAGGCAGAGGAGGTGGAGGCCTCCCTGGCCAAAGGCCTGGAGTATATCTGCACTGGCCAGAGGCAATACTGGCAGGTGGTGGGCACCTATCACGCACCCTCACAGCCTGCAGAGGCTCCTGGGCTCTCTCAGGAGCTCCCAGGGCAATCTGAGTGGGACTATTCCAAAGGCCCACAGCCTGCACCAGTGGATGGCCTAATGGCAGAGCTGGCCCTGGCAGAGGGCCTCACAGAGGAGGAGTACCAGCAAATGATGGCAAACACAGCTCAGTGGGCAGTGCAGCTGGAGGAGCTCAGGGCCTCTGAGAGCTCACAGCTCCCAGGCAGGCCCTCACCAGACAGGGTGCCACCTGCTATGAGGCCTGTGGTGGCTCTGGCAGAGATTGCCAGGGATCAAGAGGGCACAGGCCTGGACTATCGCACCCAGCTCAAAGGCCTGCCCACCACCAGGCGCATTTTCCACCACAGTGGCAGTATAGATACTCTGGTGGTGGGCCTCACAGAGTGGGCCACCCTGCAGGGAGCTGGTGAGCTGGAGCTCCACATCACTCTATAATCTGGCAGCTCAATCACAGGAGGTACAAAAAATGATACAGACAAACGCAAATTGCAGATTTTGTGGAGGCAAAGGCACAGTGCTGCTGGAGATCCAGGCAGAGCTGGCCAGGGCCACCTGCACGAATTGCCACAGGGCCAGCAGGTGGATCACAGATAAAGACTGGCATGGCCTGGCATTCCACGCTGGGCAGATGAGGCAGGCAGAGGCAGGCACGCACCAGGGAGAGAGCGTGCCCACAGATCTCATCCCGATTGCCAGAGCTGCCAAACTGGTGGGCAGGCACCCAAACACCATTAGCACCAGGATCAACCTGGGCTATATCAAATCCTATCCTACACCTGGATGGAGTAGGCACCCAAAGAAAAAACAGAGGATGGTGAGCAGGGCAGAGATTGAGAGGGCCTATGGCCTGGACAAACCTGCCCAGCAGGCTCCAGCTCCAGCTCCACAGGCCCACCTGGAGGGCAGTGGCCGGCAGATGGCAGATCCCATAGGCTATCTGGAGGGCCAGCTGGCCCTGATGGAGGCTCCTGCAGGCCCTGAGGGCCAGTGGGTGCCCTGCACGTGTGGGCAGGCCCTGGTGCAGGTGAGAGTGGGTGGCAGGCTGTTTGCTGCCTATGGCCCTAGAGAGGTGGAGAGGTGGCTGGAGGGCATAGGCCACCCTCTGCACGACATCCTAGAGGACACAGGCACAGCTCTCCAGTGCATCCAGGTGGCCAAAGGCCTGTGCTCTCCTGAGCCTGCCACAAAGGTGGTGGAGCTGCCTGGTACATACCAGGTGGCCAGAGGCAGAGGCAAAGGCCAGAGGTGAGCTGGCTCATAATACTGGTACTCTGGATCCAGAGCCTCCTGAGCCCTCCACAGGGCCTCCAGGAGGCTCCTGCCATCCCAGTGGTGCCAGGGATGCCTCAGTGCTGCATACAGCCTCTGCAGGTGGGCATAGGCAAGTATTACAGCCCAGGTGTAATGGAGAGGGTGGCACGACACAGAGGCCTGCCAGTGAGGGCTCACATGGCCTCAGTGCCAGATTGCACACGACTGGGAGAGAGCGTGCAGGCAGAGGTAAATGGCCACCTGGCCACCTATGAGGTGGTGGATTGCTCTGCACCTCAGGACAGGGCCAGGCACCTAGCAGAGGGCCTGGTGCTGGAGGTGGACTATAACTCTGCACGTGCCTATTTTCCACCTGGTGAGGGCAGAGCAGATGTGCAAATCCTGCAGTGGATTGTGCAAAAGTAGGTGTTGCATAACAAATTGCTAGGTGGTATTATTGAGGTGCAGGCCAGCCACCTGCAGGCCACACGGCTGTGGGCCTCATAGATACGCTTTCGCAACTGGCAAAGAGAGGAGGTGATACAAAGTGGCATTAGTACAGAGACTGGCAAACATCCAGCACACCCAGGGCCTCACTGATGGTGATATGGCCAAACTGCTCAAAGTGAGCAGATCCCTGTGGGCAGGCACCAGGAGAGGTGAGATCCCTCTGGGAGACAGCATACGTAAAGGTGCTGCCAGGCTCAGAGGCTCATACCCTGAGCTGCAGGAGGCTGTGCTGGCCTCTCTGGAGGCAGAGGACTAAAGGCACCAAACTGGCCCAGGGATGAGCCTGGGCCAGGTGGAGGTACTAGAGCTCCTGCTGGTGAGGCAGGGCTAACGAATTATAGCACGTACAGTGCTCAAACCTATAGGAGGTACTAAGGTGAAAACAGGCAAATCTTTGGTAGAGCTGGCCACAGAAGTGGAGAGGCAGAATGAGGTAAAGGCAGATTATGTAGTGCAGAGCCAGGCTCTGAGTGTACAGACGAATGAGGCAGGCACCCAGATGGCTCTGGGCTCTGTGGTGAATGGCCTCACTATGATGGATCAAGCTCACAGGCAGGTGGCCACCCACCTGCAGATACCACAGGCCTACTATGATAGGCTCAGGAGTGGGCATACCCAGCTGCTGGATACCTCAATCAATACGCTATTCCAGGCCAGGGAGACAAAAGAGAGGCGCATGGTGAGGAGCCTGGATGGCCAGGCCAGAGCCCTCCTCTCCGACAGGTACAGGAGGCTGGATAATTACGATTTGCTGGAGGTGCTGCTGCCAGAGCTGGCAGACGTGCCAGGCCTGCAGCTGGCCTCCTGTGAGGTCACAGACAGCAGGCTGTACATCCAGGCCACCACACCCAGGGTGCAAATGGATGTCAAAGTGGGTGACACTGTGCAGGCTGGGATCCTGATAACAAACAGTGAGACTGGCCTGGGCTCACTCTCTGTACAGCCTCTCTCATTCAGACTGGTGTGCACGAATGGGATGGTGCATAACGATTTTGGCCAGAGGCGCAACCATGTAGGCAAAGCCTGGGAGATCTGGGACAGCCAGGCAGCAGAGATTTTTGCTGATGATACGCTCAAAGCTCAGGATGTGGCCTTTTATAAGACTGTGAGAGACACAGTGAGAGGCTCACTCTCTGAGGCCATCCTGGGCAAAATAGTGGCAAAGATGCAGGAGGCAGACACTGCCAGGATTGAGGGAGATCCGGTAAAGGCAGTGGAGGTGCTGGCCAAAAAGAGCACACTGAATGACAAAGAGAGGGCAGGTGTACTACGGCACCTGGTGGAGGGAGGCTCTCTGAGTATGTGGGGCCTGGCAAACGCTGTCACTAGGCACAGCACAGAGGTGGAGAGCTATGATAGGGCAGTGGAGCTGGAGGCCCTGGGAGGCAATATAATCTCACTGCCCAGGAGTGAGTGGAGGGAGATAGCCACAGCATCCTAACTAATCAGCCCAGGCCCAGGCACCTCACAGCAGAGGGCCTGGGCCTCTCTTTATCACGAATGGAGAGCAAACGATGGGAGCAAACAAATCCAGAGGCAGGCAGTGCCCTATGTGCCACCTGAGAGGTGGCCTGCAGAGCGTATACAGGCAGAGGAGAGATGGCAGCTGGTGGCAATCCACCAGCTGTGCCCATTGTAAGGGCCTCCTCCTGCAGAGGGCACCCAGGATGCTCAGTTTGGCACGCTCAATCACTAATCAACTCACAGCAGGAGGCAAATACAGTGGATACAGCACAGGTGGCAGTAATAGTGGCCAGCACAATCATAGTGGTGGCTCTGATGGCTCTGGGAGCTCTGTGGGTGGCCCTGCAGGCTCTGAGCAGGCATGAGGCAATGAGCAGAGAGCAGACAGAGGCATGGGTGCTGCTGGGAGCCACCCTGGACGGAGTGAGCAGGGTGCTGGCAGGCCTGCAGGATAGCCAGCAGGCCCTGGTGAGGGATCAAGTAAAGGCCAGGAGCCAGGCAGTGGATCAAATCAAGTGGCCCAAAGAGTACGATGTGCAGTGGGCAGATAATGCAGGAGATCTGCAGGTGGCCCTGGATGAGAGTGTGGCCAGAGGCTTTGCATTTGAGAGGGCCTGGGTGGATCCTAATCAGGGCAATGGAGCCCTCTGGGTGCTGATGTCAAAGCCTGCAGGTGGCACGACTGTGAGCCCAGGAGCAAAGAGGGCACCAGTGGTGGTGGTGGAGAGTGAGGGTGAGAGTGAGAGTGAGAGTGAGGAGGATGCGTACAGTGGATAGCATTCGGAGAGCCCAGCTCCTGCTCATACTGGCCTTTGTGGCAGCTCTCCTGAGGATATATGCAGGCCTGGATGAGCTGGTGGCCTTTGTGCTGCTGGCCCTGGCCATAGTGGCCCTGTTTGGGGGCCTGGGAGGTAATAGCGAAAATGGCAAATAAATCTCAATCGGCACAGGAGGCCCAGGAGAGAGGCCTGCAGGTGGTGCAGCAGAGCCCACAGCAGGCCCAGGAGGTGAGTGCAGCTCTCTCCACCACCCAGCTGGGTATGATCCCACTGGACACAGCAGAGAGGCTCCTGGTAATGGGGGATCTCTCCCAGCTCACACCTCAGGAGAGGCTCCTGTATTACCAGCAGCTGTGCAGGAGCCTGGGCCTCAATCCAGTGAGCAGGCCATTCGAGTACCTGTATTTTCAGGGCAAACTGAGTCTGTATGCCACGAAAGAGGGAGCTGCACAGCTCAGGACACAGAGGCAGGTATCCTTTACCAAACTGGAGACAAAGATTGAGGCAGGCCTGTGCATAGTGAGTGTGGAGGCCACCCTGCCAGATGGCAGGAGTGATATGGATGAGGGCATAACACCCATCCAGGGCCTCAGTGGCAATGAGCTGGCAAATGCCAGGCTCAAAGCAATCACCAAAGCCAAACGGCGTGTGACACTCTCAATCTGTGGCCTGGGTATGCTGGATGAGACAGAGGTGGACACCATGAGTGGTGCTGGCAGGGTGGATTTGAAAACAGTGCACACCCAGCAGGAGGTGGTGGATGGTGTGGAGTATGTGCACGTAGTGGATCCACCACCTCCTCCTGCAGCAAAGGCTCCAGCTGCAGCTGTAAAGCCTCAGAGAGAGCCCAGAGAGAGCGTGCCACAGGTGGAGCTGGATGTGGAGGCCCAGGAGCTGGTGGCACGGTTTGGTGGCCTGTGGCGCAAACTGGAGGCAGAGGGTGTGCCCTCAAAAGAGCTCTGGGCCAAATACGCAGAGATCCTCCCAGACCGCACATCCTTTACCCAGCTGTCAAAAGAGCTCATGGCCACAGTGATTGAGGCCTTTGTGGATTTGCAGGCCTCACTGGCAAAGTAGTATCATTCGTGCCCAGAGCCCAGAGGTGTGGTGCAGCTCCCACACCTCTGGGCCTCACTCACTCAGGAGCTGCAATCACTAATCAATTTGTGGAGGTACTAGAGGTGGACAGATCACGACGGAGAAAACCACAGACAAAGGCAGAGCAGGCAGGAGTGGCCTATGAGAGGAGCAATTATATCTGTGAGGAGGTGAGGGCTCTGCTGGAGGCAGCCCTCATAGCCTGGAGGGAAGGCCTGCCAGATAAAGTGATAGTGCAGGCCCATGATGCTGCCATAGGTCACCAGATAGTGTGCAGGCGTATAGCCTTTGGCAGGGTGGATTATGAGACAGCAATCAGGGCAGTATTTGATGCTGCAGAGGAGATGGGGTGCCCATTCCCTGCCAGCATGATTGAGCAATTCGAGACAAACCACAGGGTGGCCAGAGGAGAGATCCAGGGAGGAGCAATAAACTAATGGAATGCGTGATATGTGGGCAGAGCGATGCCTCTGTCATAGTAATGCAGGGAATGCCCAGGCACATAGGCCTGGATAAATGTGTGGCAGCTCTCAGGAGACAGCTGGAGGCAGCACAGGGTGGCCAGGGTGTGCCTCAGGAGCAAATCACAGCCGGATGGGTGCAGAGCTGGTACAAAGAGCTCCACCAGGCCAGAGCCCAGCTCATACCCAGGATCCAGGAGCTGGGCCAGCAGCTGCAGGAGCTGAATGCCTCCCTGATGATGGTGAACATCCAGATGAGGGCCATCGATGGCATTATTCTGAACGTGCAGAGAGGCCTGGTATTCACTGAGCAGTATGCCTATCAGGAGACAGAGGCAGAGGTGGACAGGGAGGCAGAGCGTTTTCTGGCAAGGGTGGGCATGAGCCCAGCAAAGCAGGCTGTGGTGGCAAATATGGATGCCATAGTGGCCCAGGCTCAGGGTGTGCTGCCACCAGTGCCCAGAGGCTGGGAGAATGTGCACCAGGAGAGAGGCCCAGGCAGCTATGAGGCAATGGTGGCAGCACACCCTGCAGAGACACTGCCACCAGATCCAGATCCAGAGCTGTTTGAGGGTGAGGGTGATACGGATGAGCCCTCCACCACAGACACCTCAGGAATTGAGGACACAGAGAGGAGAGGATACTAATGGCCCTGGAGGAGGCTGGCATCGTATTTGAGCATTCGAGAGCCACAGCTGGTGAGAGGCTCCTCCTCCTGGAGCTGGCCATGCTCTGCCCACCAGGCTCCTCTGTATGCACAGCATCCATTGCCCAGCTGTGCAGGCTCTGTGGATACTCAGAGCGTGCCACAGTGAGGCACCTGCAGGGCCTGGAGGCCTTTGGTGAGCTCCAGGTGGCACGACACTCAGGAGCTCACCAGGTGAGCCAGTACCAGCTGCTAATAGTGTCAAAATGGCACCATTTGGCCACAGCTAAAGGTGTCAAAATGGCACCTCTGGAGCCTCAGGGTGGTGCAGAGGTGCCAAAATGGCACCATTCCCAGGCACAAAAAGGTGCCATTTTGACACCTCTGGAGCCTCTCTCTCTCTCTATACTTAATACATCCACTAATAGAGAGGATGAGTTAAGAGAGAGAGAGAGGAGGAATGGTGCCAAATTGACACCTCCACCAGAGGCTCTGGAGGTCACACCACAGATGGTGGAGTGGTGCACAAAGCATTGCCCACTGGTGGAGGTGGAGCCCGACACAGAGCAGTGGCTGGATGCTATGAGGGCCAAAGGCTATGAGAGGGCAGACTGGAGTGCAGAGTGGAGGACTGGCATGAGGCAGGCCCAAAAGAGACACCAGGAGAGATCCCAGTCTGGTGGCCAGGCCAGAGGGCCACAGGAGCTCACCACAGCCTCACCAGGGCTCTCTGGCAGCTCAAATGGTGCTGGGCACCCTGTGAATGGCTCAGGAGGGCATACAGCAGCAAATCAGGCAGCTATTGATGTAATGCGTTTGGGCAGGGAGGCAGCACAGAGAGCAGAGGAGCTCAAACGACAAAGAGAGGGAGGAGGCAAGAGGATATGAGGTGGGAGAGCAAATATGAGCAGAGGGAGCTGGAGGAGAGATACGCTATTGTACTGGATCAAGTGAGTATGGCTCACAGCTCCCAGAGGGTGACAGTGGATGTGGAGAGATTTAGTGCAGAGGGAGAGAGCTGGCTATATGCCCTGGAGCTGGTGCCCACCCACCTGCTCAGGGAGGCATTCAGGAGGGCAATCCAGAGCCATGAGGGCACCTATGCCCTGGCAGCTGGTGAGGTGGTGGCAAAGTGGAGAGAGATTGAGGAGGAGGCCCAGAGTGGATACCAGGCCTCATACAGAGGCCAGCTCCAGCTGCCACCTCCTCCAGAGAGCAGGGAGGACTATACCTCATTCGCAGCATTTAAGCAGAGGAGAGGCCTGCCACCAGACTGGAGGCCACCAGGCCTCTCAAAGGTGGGCAAATGGCCTGTGCCAGGCCACACCCAGCTCCCAGTGCACGACAGGAGATCAAAGAGACAGAGAGAGGAGGTGATAGGTGGTGAGAATGACATCCCGTTATAGCTGGCACTGGGCCAGGGCTCTGCTGGCACTGGGCCTGGTGCTGCTGGCCTTTGGCCTGGGCCTCCTGCTGATGGCAGTGGCTCTCCAGGCCCTCAGTGCAGGAGGCAATTACTAGCAATCCGACAAACTGATTAGTGATTAGATTAGGAGGTACTAAAGGTGAGTGGAATATCGCACAATGATACAAAGGCCCTGGCAGAGGAATGCATGGGCCAGCTTGAGCATTTAGAGGAGGATCTGGCAGCTATGGCCTCAGAGGCTCTGTGGAGCCTGTGGTGGTGGATAGATGAGGTGCTGATAGGTGCAGAGGGTGAGCTGGGAGGAGAGGCCCTGGTATGGGCTCAGAGGGTGGCCAGGGTGGTGCAGCTGGAGCTGGGAGTGAGGCTGCAGATGGATGTGGAGCCTGCACCACTGAGGGCAGTGCCAGCTCCAGCTCCCACAGAGCCCACTAATGTGGTGCAGGTGGCCAGAGGGCAGGTGGACGTGCAGGCCACCCAGGAGGCCCAGAGCCCAGCAGCACCCTTTGGTATTAGCCTCTCACTGGATATGCTGCAGGCCATCCACCAGAGCCAGGTGCTGGAGGGAGAGGAGAGGCAGAGGGCAGTGGTAAAGGCTCACAAACTGGCCACAGATCCTGCTCATTTTTGGCTAGTGCTCATGCTGCCTCAGGAGGATACACAGAATGAGCAAAGCTAAAGTGCTGCAGGGTGAGGAGCTGCAGCTGCCAGACACCTGGCCTCTGCAGGTGATATGGCAGACTGATTGCCAGCTAATGCTGGAGAGAGTGCTGGCCCTGCAGGAGGCCCAGCAGCTGCCAAAGGCCACCCTGGTGATGGCAGATCCTCCCTGGGTGTACAGTGATGGCACCAGAGGCCAGAGCAAGAGGAGGCAGAGAGGCCTGGCCTCTGGGCAATACGATGGCCTGGGTATGGAGAGTATATGGGGCCACCTCAAACAGGCCCACCAGGTGGCTGCACTGGACAGCTATCTGCAGGTGTGGTGCACATTCCCAAAGCTGGAGGAGTGGATGCAGTGGAGCTCCCAGCTCCTCAATTGCTGGCCAAATAACCATCCAAATGAGCAGAGAGGCTGGAGGTATGTCTCTGGAGGCAGCTGGCATAAGACAGGGATGAGCTCAGGTGTGGGCTATCATTTTAGAGGTAATGCAGAGCTCCTCCTCCTGTATACCAGGGGCCACCCAGAGGCACGCACTGAGGCCAGCAATTCCTGGACAGCACCCAGAGGTGGACACTCAGAAAAACCACAGCTGGCCCTCAGGAGACTGGTGGACATGGCGTGCAAACACGGAGATTTAGTGATAGATTTGTACTCAGGATCCAGGGCCTCCCTGGCACGTGCCTGCAGGGCAATGGGCAGGAGCTACATAGGTGCAGAGCTGGATCCAGTGAGGCACAGGGAGGCTCTGCAGGCCTTTGGTGCCCAGGAGCTGGAGCTGGAGGGCTCATACCCTCTGGAGAGGCCCAAAGAGCTCCCACTGAGGCTCATGCTGCCTGTGAGTGAGGATGAGAGCAGGTGGGCAGACCTGAGCCCAGAGCAGGCCAAACGATTGAGGAAAACCGGACACCTATAGACACCATGAGGAGGTACTGGAAAACTATGGATAACGCGACTGATAGGACAGAGCCCAGAGGCAAGTACTGCAGGATCTGTGGTGGGCACCTGCTGGTATTTGATATGAGGCAGGGTGCTGCAGAGACACAGGTGCACTATGCCAAAGATACCTGTGTGCAGCACCTCAAAAAGAGGGTGGAGTACCTGGAGCTGCAGGCAATGGGTATGGTGGAGCCTGGAGGCATCCTCCTCAATAGTGAGGAGGCTCTCACTCTGCTGGCAGCTCTGCACATATTCCTCAGTGCCCTGGGCCAGGCATACGGTAAAGGCCCTGCCATAGTGCTGGGCCTGCTGGGCAAAAAGGCAGGCATAAAGGCATTCACAGCTGCACGCATCCTGCCAGATTATATGGTGATTGATAAGCTGGACAGCTGGTATGGCAAAGAGAGGAGCCAGGCAGAGGCAGAGAGAGTGAGGGCAGAGGAGCTGGAGCTGGAGGCAGAGCCCAGGCCCATTAGTGATAGCCAGAGCCCAGGAGAGACACAGGCAGAGGAGGCCCAGAGTGGTGAGGATGAGTAATGAGGAGCTGGCCAGGTATGCACAGCTGCACCAGGGCACACCCATTGCCAGAGAGCTGGAGGCCCAGCTGGCCCAGGGTGGCCAGGCAGGCCCAGAGGAGGACAAACAGCACAAATACTATGCCAAAAAAGAGAGGAGAGTATGCCACAGAGCCCAGCTCTCCTCCACTGGAGAGCCTGTATGCCCTCTGTGCCCAGTGTGCAAAGGTAAAGCCTGGATCACGTTTGACAGCAAAGCAGAGGCCCACAGGTATGATGAGCTCCTCCTCATGCAAAAGGCTGGAGAGATCTCAAACCTGGAGCTGCAGGTGAGGTATGCCCTCCACTGCCCTGATATTCTGCACGGCACCAGTGCAGAGCTGGTGAGCCATTACTTTTGTGATTTTAGGTACATAAAGCCCAGTGATAGGAGGACTGGGATGCCTGCCAGGGTGGTGGTGGAGGATGTAAAGGGTGTGGCCACACCTATGTACAGGCTCAAAAAGAAGTGGCTCAGATTAGAGTACGGCATCATCATCAAAGAGGTGAGGAGGGAGAGCAAATCAAATGAGGCAGAGTGATCCGATTGAGGAGGGCAGGCTGGATCTGTGGGCTCAGGTGCAGCTGGCAGCACGCTATGTGGCAGACTGGCCTGCAGACATTGATAACAGAGACATCCTCAAAGTGCTGGAGATGGCCTGCTCAGATTATAGGCTGTATGAGCTCAGGATAGCCTCCAGGGCTCTGGGTGACACCCTGAGGCAGGCCTTTGCAGATCTGGGCTGGAGGATAGCTGCAGTGCGAATGCAGGCCCAGGAGGCTCCCTGGGAGGAGGCAGATCCAGAGCAGCTGGCAGAGACAGAGGTGGAGGCCCAGAAAATCAGAGAGGCACGACTGGATGCCCTCAGGAGAGGAGGTGATAGTGGACAAAAGAGCCCAGGCCCTGAGGTCACACCCAAAGGCCCAGGCCCTGAGGAGATAAAGGGCACCCAGAGAGGCCTGCCCACCAGGCCTGTGGACACCACTGCCACAGGCACATAAACCACATAGTGATAGGATCCTATCACTAATGAGCAAATAGCCACAAAATAGGAGGTACTAGAGGTGAAAACAGGTGAGCTGGAGCAAATGAGGCAGGAGGCAGTGCAGAGCCTGGCCAGGTACATAGTGATGCATGGGAGGCTGCACGGTAAAGCCTCAGGTGATGTGCTCTGGGAGCTATTCCAGAGTGCTAGGCCAAAGTTTGTACTAATGGCAGAGCTCTGGGCAGAGATCCAGAGCGTAAAGAATGCAGAGACACAGACAAAGCAGGAGGTACTAAGGTGAGCATACGTACAAATTACAGTGCCCAGAGGCCAGTGGGCACAGATGCTGATGCCAGGATGCTCCTGGCCTGGTGGCAGGATTTTGTGGACAGGTGGGCCTCAAAAACATTCCCAGAGCATACGCACCAGGGCATTGCCCTCCACCTGGTGAGGGAGGCCACAGAGCTGGCCCTGGCCTGTGGCCTGGAGGAGTGCCACATTCAGGAGAGCGTAAAGCTCTCAGTGGAAAAACACCCAGCAGTGAGCCGGACACTGGCCAGCATTATGGGTGAGACAGCTGATGTCACCATCCTGGCTCTGGCTATGGCTGGCTATATCCACCTCCAGCTGGAGGATTATGTGGCAGCTAAAATGAGCAGGAATATCCAGAGAAAATGGGGCGAGCCGGATGCCCAGGGTGTGGCAGAGCATGAGGGTGAGCCGGATCCTGTGTAATTGACACTAGCACGACTGGAGGGCTAACATTAGCCCAGATCTCAGAGCCTGCAGCTGCCTGGATTGCCTGCAGGCTCTGTGCATCCCGTAGTAAAGGCCACAGAATTGCAGTAAAGTGCAGATAAATACCAGAGAGAGAGTGAGGAGGCACACATGGCCATACAGAAAACCTGGGAGGATCACCCAGATTATGCAGCTCTGTGGATCCAGAGCTGCACCAGAGTGGGCTATGCACCATTCGACACCTGGATGAGACATAGCCACCCTGAGGTGCCCATTATAGGTGAGCTGGCCTCCAGGGCAGAGGAGCTGCATGAGGCTGTGCTGTGCAAAGGGATGGAGGCCATCCAGAGAGAGAGTGAGGAGGTATAGACTATGCTCAGAGGCAGGCCACCAAAGGATTTGCCACCACCTCCAGAGGATCCTGAGCTCAGGGCCAAATGGGAGGAATTACGCGCATCCCTCACAGCAAAGAAAAAAGGCATTTTCCTGGATATGCTCAGGGCAGGAGAGAGTGTGGGCAGTGCCTGCAGAGCTGCCTCAATATCCAGACGTACAGCCTATGACTGGAGGGATGCGGATGCCCTGTTTGGTGAGGCCTGGCAGGAGGCCCTCACTGAGGCTATTGAGGAGGCAGAGGCAGAGGCCCTGAGGAGAGGCAAAGCTAAATCAGATTTGTTGCTCATGTTCTGGCTCAAAGCCCACAAACCGGATGTGTACAGGGACGTGCAGAGGACAGAGCATACAGGCCCAGACGGAGGAGCAATCATAACGGATGGCACCATCAGAATTATTATTGAGAGTGCACCACAAACAGGGCCTATTCATCCAGAGCCAGAGTAAATACACAGCCTATATAGGTGGCATTCGCTCTGGTAAAACCCATGCAGGATCCATAAAGGCCCTCATGCACAGTGGGCACCCTAATAGCCTGGGCCTGGTGCTAGGGCCTACATTCCCACAGCTCAGAGACAGCACCCTCAGGAAGTTTATACAGGTGGCTGGAGACTGGGTGACAGATTTTCATAAGACAGAGATGAGGGCCACCCTGTGGAATGGTGCACAAATCTTATTCAGAAGTGCAGATCAACCCGATAGCACCAGAGGAATTGAGGCCTCCTGGGCCTGGCTGGATGAGGCAGCATATATGGCAGAGGCCATGTACCTCATTGCAATAGGCAGATTGAGTGAGGGTGGACGTGCAGGCCCTCTGTGGATCACCTCCACACCAAACGGTATAGAAAACTGGGTATACCAAAAGTTTGTGGTGGAGGCCCAGGAGCATCCTGATAGATACCTGGTGCAATCTCACATTAGTGATAATACATTCCTGGCCAGGGAGTTTATTGAGGCCCTCTCCACAGAGTATGTGGGTGCATTCGCAGAGCAGGAGCTGGGTGGTGCATTTGTCGAATTAGGAGGCACCCTATTCAGACGCGAATGGTTTATTGATTTGCTGGATGAGATCCCAGACTGTGAGCAATGGGTGAGGTACTGGGATCTGGCCACCTCACCAGACAGCAGGGCAGATTATACTGTGGGTGCACTACTGGGCAGACACCACTCAGGAGAGCTCATAATAGCAGACATAGTGAGAGGCCAGTGGGAATGGCCAGAGGTGGAGGAGATGATTGTGAGCACTGCTCTGGACGATGGCCCAGATGTGAGCATAGGTGTGGAGCAGGTGGCCTATCAGCTGGCAGCTGTGCAGAGCCTGCAGAGGAGAGGTGAGCTCCTGGGCTATACTCTGGAGGGACACAGGCCGGACAAAGGCAAATACCAGAGAGCCATGCCCTGGGCCTCAAAGGCCAAAGCAGGCACGCTCAAAGTAGCCAGGAGACACTGGACACCAGGATTTATAGGTGAGCTCATGGGTTTTACAGGGAGCCAGAGCTCAAAGGCAAAGGATGATCAAGTGGATGCCATCTCAGGTGCTGTGGATCTGCTGGCCACAGCTGGCCTGGGAGTGTATGTATAGCCAGCTAACACTCAGGAGGAGGCCTCAATATGACACTAGCCCACCAGTACAATAAAGGCAGGCGCAAAGCAGAGAGCAGTGAGGGTGAGAGTGCACCACAGCCATCACCTCTGCACAGGCCATACAGAGGCAAAGCCTCCCAGCTGCCTGGTGTGGGTGGCTATGAGAGCTCCTGGCAGGCTCCCAGGAGGGCACCAGAGGATATTATGGGCCTCCTGAGGGTGCCCACCATCAATATGGGTGAGGGTGGCATAAATATGGCCCTCTCAGAGAGCTCCTCAAAGGTGATCCAGCAGGGCCTCTCAATAAAGAGCACACCCACCCTGAGCCTGCAGGCAGTGGGCATACAGCCTGGACGTAAAGCAGGCACGAATTACGCCATCCCTAATCTGTGGAGAGCCTATAAGACAAATGAGATGGTATTTGCAGCTGTGGAGATCAAGGCTCAATCCACCATAAATCCCAGGCTGGCAGTGCAGAATAAGAATGCAGACGGAGACTGGGCAGAGGTGGATGGGCACCCTATGCGAATGCTAATGATGAGGCCTAATCCTGATATGGATGAGGCAGGCCTGGCCAGGGCATACTTTACCAGCACAGACACCACAGGCCTATTTTATGCAGAGGTCACACGTAATGAGAGGAGTGGCCTGCCAGAGGGCATATACCCACTGGATCCAGGCTGTGTCACACCAGTGCAGAGGGATGATGGCAAATACGATTATGAGTACCGTATGGGCTATGGTGTGACCACCATCAAGGGTGAGAATATGCTGGTAAAGAGGGTGTATGATCCTCAGAATAGACTGGGAGGCCTCTCCAGGCTGGCAGTGGCAATGGGCTCAGTGGATGCAGACAGTGCCCAGACAGAGTATATCAGGGAGTTTTTCAATAATGGTGGAGTGCCCTCTGGCATAATCAAAGTAAAGGGCAAACGACTAACAGAGGCCCAGGCCCAGGAGCTGGGAGCCAAGTGGGCCAAAAAGTATGGCAGGCAGAGTGGCAGGATGCACGCACCTGCTGTAATGGATGAGGATGCAGACTATACCAAAATCGGAGCAAACCTGGATGAGCTGGAGAGCCAGAATATCAGGGCATTCACAGAGAGCCGGATCTGCATGGTATTTGGGATCCCACCACTCATCATTTACTCTTATGCAGGCCTCCTGAGGGCCACCTACTCAAACCTGCAGGAGGCCTGGGATAACTACTGGAATGGCACCCTCTACTATGCTTACACAGAGTACAGGGCCTGGCTCACATGGGCTCTGCTCACCCAGTTTGTGGGTGAGGATGCTATCAGGCAGGAGAGAGTGAGGCTGTGGTGGGATTTTTCCTCTGTGCCCTATCTGCAGGAGGACACCACAGCAAAGCAGGAGAGAGCCCTGGCCCAGTTTATAGATGGTGCCATTACTCTCAATGAATTGAGGGAGGTGCTGGGCCAGGAGCCGGATCCTCAGGGTGATTATTACCTGAGGGATGAGCACAAAGTGGCAGTGCCAGCTGGGAGCTCACCAGCTGATATGGTGCAGGCACCAGGCACCCTGCCAGCAGGCACAGAAAAAGCTGGCACCATCACAGACGTAGTGCCACCCAAAGCATTCCCATACCTGGCACGACTGGAGGCAGCAATAAAGGCCAGGGCCACCAGGCAATCACTGCAGCACCAGGTGGAGAGGCTGGCCAGTGGCCATATTGAGGCAGACTGGCAGACTATCATCGATGAGCTGGCCCTGCAGAGCGAATGAGTGAGAGAGTGTGGGAGTGTGGAAAACACCACCACAAAGAGCTGCACGTATTTGGTGATATAATCTGGCAATACACAGGAGGCCCACAGTGGAGCGTAAAGTTATACCCACCTACACCAAAGGTATAGAGGGCAGAGAGGTCACAGGCATATTTGCTGTGCACGGAGTGGTGGACTATGTAATGGACAGGAGCTGGCCTGGCTCATTCTCAAAAACCATCCGAGAGGGCATGAGCACGAAAAACATCAAATACCTGTGGAGCCACAATATGGACTGGGGTGCCTCAGGGCCTCCCACTGCAGCTGTGGTGGATCTCAAAGAGGTGCCCAGGGAGGAGCTGCCTCCTGAGCTCCTGGCAGCATACCCAGAGGCCTCTGGTGGAGTGCAGGTGGCACGCAAGTATCTGCAGACACCCAGAGGTGAGGAGGCATACCAGGGCCTCCTGGAGGGAGCCATCACCCAGCAGAGCTATGGCTATGATCCTGTGAAAACGGATTTTACACCCATCGCCACAGAGACTGGCAATAGCCAGGTGAGGGAGCTCAAAGAGGTAAAGCTGTGGGAGGTATCGGATGTGCTGTGGGGTGCAAACCCTGCCACCATTGCCTCAAAGGCTCACCAGCTGGAGGTGCTGTGGACACCAGAGACAGGTATAGCCCTGGAGCATATCAAAGCTATTATTGAGGGCCTGGGCAGGCTCTCCCTCAAATCTGGAGCCAGGCACAGTGGTGCAGACCGCAAACTAATAAAGAGCATCCACAATATGATTGTGGATCTGGAGCCCACTGTATGCAAAGGCAAACCTGAGGACACTGAGGAGGACAAAGAGGATCCTGAGGAGGATCCTGAGGAGGATCCTGGCAAAAAGAGTATTACCCAGCCACCTGCTGGCCAAAAGGACACAGCCGGAGCTCTGCCACCACTGTGGACACTCAAACAGCAGCTGGAGCTCCTGGAGCTGGAGATGGAGAGGAGCCTCACCTAATCCTGTGAGCCAGGAGGCCAGAGAGAGTGTGAGCCAGAGGAGCTGCTGGCCACCAGCAATCAATCACTAATCATTTACTACGTATTGAGGAGAGCAAAGAAAATGGCAGAGCTCAAAGAGCTGGAGACACAGCTGCAAACCAAAATCAACCAAACAAAGCAGTATTATGCCTCTCTGGAGGCAAAGGGTGATGGTGTCACCCAGGAGGACAGGGATGCCCTGGAGAGGATGATCACTGAGGGCAAAGGCCTCAGGACAGAGATCACCCAGCTCACAGAGCTCAAAGGCCTGGAGGGCTTTGTGAGCCTGGGCTCTGGCAGAGCTCCTCTCTCAGAGGGCCTGCAGGGCCAGAGTGGTGGCCTGTATCTGCCTGGTGAGGGCAGAAAATCATGGGGCCAGCTGGTGGTGGAGAGCGAGACATACCAGCACAATAATGGCAGGGACATGGGTGCAGTGGACGTAAAGGCCCACCTGAGGCCTCAGGATCCCAGGCACGACATCCAGCAAAAGGCCCTGTATGGGGCCACAGATGCTGCTGGTGGAATTATGACGCAGCCTGTGTACTACAATGATCCTTTGGACATTGCCAGGCAGAGGCCCAGATCCATCCTGGATATGGTGACAACAATTCCCACCACCTCTGATGCTGTGGCCTATGTGCAGATGATCACCCGCACAAACACTGCAGCTGTGGTGCCAGAGTACAGTGCTGGAGCCTTTGGCCTAAAGCCAGAGAGCAACCTGGTATTTGCTGGTGTGACAGCTCCTGTACGCACCATTGCTACCTGGATAGGAGCCTCCAGGCAGATCCTGGACGATGCACCCAGGCTCAGAGGCACCATTGATAATGAGCTCACCTATATGGTGCAGGTGGCCCTGGAGGATCAAATCCTGAATGGGGATGGCACTGGTAATAACTTTACAGGGATCCTGCAGACAGCAGGCATCCAGCTCAGAGTGATGAGTGCCAGTGCACCCACAGGCAGAGGCCAGCTCACCACAGACACAAAGGCAGACACCCTGCGCCGTGCTATCACAGATATACGACTGGCATTCTATCAGCCGGATGCCATCGTGCTCAACCCAGCGGATGCAGAGGCTGTGGAGCTGCTAAAGGCCACCACAAATGAGTATATCAACACTGAGGAAGTGCAGATATATGATCCAGTGGCCCAGCGGATCTGGAGAGTGCCTCTGGTGGAGACAGCTGCCATCCCAGCCCTCACTGCCCTGGTGGGCAATTTCCGAATGGGAGCCACCCTGTGGGACAGGATGCAGACAGAGATACGTGTGGGTGAGCCTACAGACTACTTCCTGAGGAATGCTGTGGCCATCCTGGCAGAGCTCAGAGCTGCATTCGGAGTGCCCAGGCCTCTGGCATTCGAGAAAATCACCCTCATATAGTATCTGCAGCTCTCCTGAGAGAATGGGCTCAGGTGGGCACAGAGAATGCAGGAGGAGCTGGTGAGCCGGATGCCTGCTGGTGGGCAGGCCAGGAGCACAGAGGATCCAGCTCCTCCTCATAATCAACAATTCATTAGTGATACGCACCAGGAGGTATAAACGGACATGGCCATTATGAGCACACCTGTGAGCACAGGTAATAACTTTATAGCAGAGGATGACATCGTGCAGACGCTGGAGGATGGCAGGGTGATCCTGCTGGCCTCAAAGGGTGCTGCTGTGCCTATGCCTGTGGCAGAGAGGATGGGCCTCCCTGAGCTGGCAAAGAGAGGCATCAAAGAGGTGACACCTGAGATGAGTGGGCCTGCAGGGCCTGGCTCAATCACACTGGGCCTCTCTCCAGACCAAATCCAGGGCCTGGATGGTGGTGAGGGTGAGGGTGGTGAGAGTGGGGGCCAGGGCACAAAGCCCACCACCACCAAAGAGGAGCCCAGCAGTGCACCCAGCACGACTGAGGCACCCAGTACAGGTGTGGGTGAGCCACCCACTCATGGCTCTGGCAGCACAGATGGCACCACCCTGGCACCAGGTGAGGCTGCAGGAGACACTGGAGAGGCTCCTGAGGGAGCTGTGGCCACCAGTGCCTCACCCAGTGGGTTTATGGTGGTGGGTGCACCCAGTGAGCAGAATAGGGCAGCTGTGCAGGTGCTGGATCTGCATGAGAGCTCCTCTGGGCAGGGCACACCTCTGGTGAATGCAGAGGGCTCTGGGCTCACTCACCCACAGCAGGTGACAGGGCAGGGCCAGCCAAAGAGGCCTGGTGTGGTGCAGAGCCAGGTGGCCAAAGGCAGCACAAAGCCAAAGGCAGCATCCTAATCTAACAAACTGAGGAGTACAGGCCACCTGTGGCAAAATCTCTCCAGCAGATAGTGGATGATAACGACTGGGAGGCCTCTGGTGAGGATTTATCCTCTGCCATGAGGCCTCTGCATTCGCAGCTGGCAGAGCTGGGATCTGCAGAGGCCTCTCACCAGCTCCAGAGTGCAGGCCTGCCCATAGGCCAGTCTTATGCCCTCAGGAGGGATGAGCTGGATAATGTGACAGATCTGCTGGCAGATCAAGTAAAGGGCATTAGTGATACCACCAGGCAGAGGATCCAGACTATTGTGGACACCCAGAATAGAGAGGGCCTCTCAATCCCACAAACCACTGATTTGCTAAAGAGTGGGATGCAAATTGACAGCACCAGCAGAGCCAGGACTATTGCACGTACAGAGACAGCTAGTGCATACAATATGGGCTCTCTGCTCACCTATGGCAAAGCTGGCATTACCCATGTAATGGTGCACGACGGAGACAAAGATGATGAGTGTGCAGCTGCAAATGGCCAGGTGTGGACAGTGGAGGAGGCAGCTGCAAATCCGATTGCCCACCCAAACTGCAGGAGGTTTTTCGCACCCATAGTGGAGACTGGAGACATGGGCCAGCCCACACCTGCAGGCTCAGTGCCCTCAGGAGGCTCTCTGGGAGAGGCAGGGCAGTGGGAGGCCCAGGGAGAGCCAGTGAGTGCCCATATTGACATACCAGGTGGCAAACTGGGCAAAAGTATGCAGAGGACACTGGATGCAATCAACAAAGTGCACGGAGATGGCCCACTGCCTCACATAGGCATAAAGGCCTCCAGTGGCACCTCCACACTAGGGCAGTACAGGTACTATTATTCTGGCCTGCCAGAGGGCATAAAGGTGAGTACCAAAGGCCAGCACCAGGAAATGACAGCTGCACATGAGATAGGCCATTTTTTGGATCACCAGGCCCTGGGCTCAAAGCAGGGAGCCTATGCCACCACTGCCCATGATCCTGTAATGGCAGCATTCCAGGATGCTGCCAACAATTCAGACGCAATCTCAGGTATGAGGGCTCTCAAAGGCAAACCCACTGTAACATTTACCACCTCAGATGGCAGAGACTATACAGCCTATGTGGATCAATCGTATCTGAGGTATATCACCTCTGATGTGGAGGTGTGGGCCAGGGCCTATGCCCAGTACATAGCAGTGAGCTCAGAGGATCCTGTGATGCTAGAGCAGCTCAAAAAAGAGCAGGCCACCACCTCACCATTTAAGCAGCAATGGCAGGATGCCGATTTTGAGCCTATCAGGCAGGCTATGGATCAACTATTTACCCAGCAGGGATGGAGGGCTAAAAAGTAATGCTCAGAGGAGACACAGAGCAGGAGACACTGGAGCTCAATATGCAAATCCTGGGAATGAGCAGAGAGAGAGTGCAGGAGGTGCTGGCATTCGAGCAGGGCACCACCATATCTGATATAGTGCTCCTGGGAGATGATGGAGAGCCTCTCCCACTGGCCCAGCAGGCAGAGATCCTGGGCCTGGCACCTACTCAGGAGGAGGGCAATCACTAATGGGCCTGCCTATGTGCACAGTAGCAGACGTGAGAGAGTACCTGGACAAATTACCAGGCAGCTCCACACCTGCAGGTATAGTGGTGGACACCACACTAGGGCACATAATTGAGAGGGTGCAGAGTGTGATTGAGCGTTACATCAGGCACGGCTATGAGGGCTATGTGGAGGAGGCCAGGACTATCCTGGGCTATGGATCCGGCTATCTGATATTACCAGTGCATGAGCTGGGCTCTGTCTCCCTGGTGACAACAGAATGGCTCCAGACTGTGCCAGCTGATAACTACAAAGAGGATGCGGATGGCAACCTGTACCTATCAAACACCTCCCAGGCCTTTGGTGTGCCCACCCTGGGCTATTACCCTAACCTATTCCAGTGGCTCCCAGGCAGATACCTGGTGACAGCTGGATGGGGATGGGGGCCAGTGCCAAAAGACATCACAGAGGTGGCTGTGGAGATCACAGCTAATATCTGGAAAGAAAAAGATAAAGCCTCATTCAGTGATGCAATCGGAGTGGACACAGGAGGGCAGATAGTGGTGGGCTATCAGAGAGGGCTCACAAACAGGCAGGAGATGATCCTCAAACTGGCCCTGCAGCAATACCAGGATAACCTGCCCACAGTGGTGGGCTAACACCATGCCATCTAGCACGACACTATCAGCATTTGCTGCCAGGCTCACAGAGGTGCAGAATGATTTTCAGACACAGGAAGTAATGCAGCAAATGGGCCTGGCAGGAGAGGCCTCCTCAAAGGATCAAATAGCAGGGCCTCTGAGAGCCTGGAAAACTGGCACCCTGGCCAGGGACATATCAGGCAGAGCCCTCAGTGCCACCCAGGCTGTGGTGGGCAATATGGTAAATTACGCAATCTTTGTGCACGATGGCACCAAATGGATGAGGGCCAGGCCATACATAAAGGCAGGCCTGGAGGAGCTGGTGAGCTCTGGCAAAGCCACAGCCATCCTGCAGAGATTTGGCAGGAGCCTGCTGGAGAGGCTCACAAAGTGATTAGTGATAGGAGAGCAGTGGCCACAGATGGCAGATGAATACACAGACATAGTGAATAGATACGGCGTGATATTTGCCAGGATCCCAGACCTGGCCATCCTGGACGATGCAGGCCACCCAGTGAATATCCTGGACTATGAGCCTGCAGAGCTGCAGATCCTGCCCACCATTTACACACTGGACAGAGGAGGCAGGGTGAGCTCTGAGGGCAATGTGATTGCCACCCACTATTTTCAGCTGCACAGGCTCTGCCTCAAATGGGCAGAGAATGCCACCACAGAGGCCGAATTGAGGCCCTGGATAAATGCCATCATCCAGGGTGTGGAGGAGGATTGTAACCTGCAGGGCTATATTGACAGAGGTATGGCCCAGATCACAGACTGGACATCCGTATTTGTGGGCATAGGTGGCACCATATACAGGGCAATAGATTTTCTCAGTGATACCTGGACAAAGAGAGCCAGGGTGCCCAGGCTATTCTAATAATTGTGCATACCTGCAGGCACGTTTGCTGCACGGCGTAGAATATCAACCATCGGACACCAAACACCAAACAGGACAGGACAGGAGGAGGCACGCAAATGGTAAAGCCCACCACTATAGTGAGATACCTGGACAGGGCAAAGATTGTGGACACTGGCCAGGGTGGATATTACGGTATACACGGCATCCCTCTCAGGGATCTCACCCAGGCAGACTGGGATGGGCTCTCCGATAGAGAGCAGAAAACAGTGGAGGCCTCTCCACTGTACAGGAAAACAAAGCCGGATGGCTGGGTGAGCCAGGAGGATCTGGATCAACAGGCCTATGAGGACTGGGCTCAGGATCACCCACAGGAGGCAAAGGCCCAGGCAGAGGCCAAAAAGAGCCAGGCCCAGAGAGAGCAGGAGGCCCAGGCAGCTGCTCAGGGAGCCTCCACCAGCTCCACAGGCTCACTGGCACCTGTGCACGTGCAGGGGAGCTCTGGTGAGGCTGTGGAGCCCACTGGTGCAGAGGCAGAGGCAGAGGATGCCAGTGAGGGAGCTGGTGCAGAGGAGCCTGCAGAGGCCCAGAGCTCATAACGGAGAGAGAGAGGCAGTGCTGGAGGTGTGAGCTGCACCTCACCATACAATCCAAACTGAGGAGAGCAAAGCTATGGCAGAGGTCGCATTTGAGAGCGTACAGCTCAAACTGGAGGCAGTGAGAGGCACAATCCTCACACCACCAGATCACTGGCTCAATATGGTGGGCACCCTCACACCTATGAGGGAGCTATACAGGGCACCAGACACCACAGCCACCCTGGCAGAGCATGGTGGACGTACACAGATAGTACGTAAATGGGGTGAGCTGGCAGCTGATGGGGATCTGGATCCCTGGATGCTGCCTGTGCTGGCAAACATGGCCCTCAAAGGTGGCATTACCACACCTGCCACACCACCCTCTGCTGTGCTCACAAAGAGCTGGGTTTTTCCACGCTCAATCACAGCTGATGATCTCAAAAGTGCCACAGAGTATTTTGGTGATCCAAACCAAAAGATATACCAGGGTGGCTATGGGATGCTTGATGAGCTCACCATAAAGAGCCAGCCCACAGGCAATGATGGCACGAAAATGAGTGTCAAAGGGCACACTCATTTTCTCACCCAGCTGGGAGCTGCACCCACACCACCTGCCCAGGCACTAGGCCCATTGATTGTGCCAGGCTGGATTGCAGTGTATGCAGATACCTCCCTGGCCATAGGCACGACACTGATAGTGGGCAGGGTGCTAAATGTGGAGCACACATTCCCCACAGGTGTCACCTATAAGTGGCCTGGGCAAGGCCCTGCCAGTGGCCTGGACTATCACCATACTGGACGTAAGAAAACGCACTGCACCACAAAAATCACCCTGGATATGGTGGATCAAACAGAGTACAACCTGTATGAGGGAGCCCAGCAGGTAAAGCTCAGGGTGATCCACTATGGCTCTGCCATCGAGACTGTAACAGGGCCTCTCACCTATTACAATATGGTGCAGGTAGATATGTATGGCACCCTGGATAGCCTCAAATGGGCAAACTATGAGGGCAATCGTACAATGGAGCTCACTATGGAGAGTGAGGAAAATGCCACAGCTGGCACGGATGCCATCGTGACAGTGTATAACACCAGGGCCACCCTATAACCTGGTGGTATAATTCGCGCCAAAGAGAGTGCGGTGCAATAGAATAGGTGGCTCTCTGTTTGAGGGCTCTGTGGGAGAGAGGTATGGCCGGCTGGAGGCCTGCCTCCTGGGCTCACAGAGCCCTCACCCATTAGTGAGGTATTAGTGATTAGTGATAACTCAGGAGGTACTAAAATGGCAGGACATAATATGTTTGTTGGCAGAGGCAAAGATCCTGTGCCAGTGCAGCTGGAGGGAGAGGATCTGCAGGAGGCCCTGGACATAGGTGATGTACAGCAGGATGATGAGCACGGTCTGGACAGGATATACATCCAGCGAAAAATGAATTATGGCCAAAAACAAAAACTGATGGGCCTGGCCTCCAGGATGCAGGTGGATCCAAAGGCAGCTGCACGTGCACAGGCAGCACAGAGTGCCAGAGCGAATGGCAGAGGGAGCTCCTCTGCACAGGTGCCTGGTATGCCACCTCCTGCAGGAGCTGCCTCTGGTGGAGGCCTGCAGCTGGCAGAGGTGCAGACAGAGCAGGCCTCTGAGGATGAGCTGGCCCTGGCAGGTATGCAGGGAGGCTTTGACATAGGCTCATACAATATTGAGCTCCTGGTGCTAAATGTGGTGAGCTGGATGGGGCCATCCTTTGTGGGAATGGCTGTGACACGTGATAACATCCTGGATCTGGATCCAGATAATATGCTGGTGGCCAGGGTGGTGGAGGAGATAGGCAGGCGCAACAAAAAGAGGGAGAGAATAAGCCCAAAGTAATAGAGCAGAGATATTTGAGGGCAATGGATGGCCTCTGGCCTGGTGGCACCTCAATAGGAGACTATGACACTGAGGTGCTGCTGGCAGAGGCTCTCCACTGGACACCAGAGCAGATAGATGAGCAGGATCCTGATTTTATTGAGCAGCTGGTGGCAAAGCTCTCTGCTAATTCCAAACATAAACCCAAAGGCTCAAAGGCCAGCACCACCACCAGCACCACCACCACCACCAGAGCTGCAGCTGGTGCGAATGGGGCCAAAGGTGGCCAGTACATAACAGAGCCGGATCCTGATTTTGATTGATTGATTAGTGATAGGATCCTATCACTAATGGGCAATAGAGAGAGAGTGAGTGTGAGGAGGCCCTGCAATGGGTGGTGGAGCAAATGCCAGTCTGCAGCTACTAATTGAGCTCAGGAATGAGGCCTCCCAGGGCCTCCAGCAGGTGGCCACAGATGCAGAAAACACCTCTCAAAAGGGTGCTGTACTGCAAAATGCATTCTCATTCGCTCTGGGTGGTGCTGTCACAGCTGGAGTGAGTGCCCTGGGTGGCCAGATCACCTCATTCTTTGGTGATGCCATAGGTGAGAGCCAGGAGTGGAGTGCTGGAGTGGCACAGCTGGGAGCTGTGCTGGAGAGCACAGGTGGTAAAGCTGGTGTCACCTCCCAGCAGGCCCAGGATCTGGCCTCCTCTCTCAGTGCAGCAAATGGTGTGAGTATGGCAGCTGATGATGCTGTGCTCAAAGGTGAAAACCTCCTCCTCACATTCACAAACATAGGCTCTGATGTATTCCCACAGGCCACCCAGACGATGGTGGACATGGCCCAGGCAATGGGCACAGACGTATCTGGAGGTGCAATACAGCTAGGCAAAGCCCTAAATGATCCCACCCAGGGCCTCACTGCCCTCACACGTGTGGGTGTCACATTCACAGACGCGCAAAAAAACCAAATAAAAACCATGCAGGATGCTGGTGATATGGCTGGAGCTCAAAAGGTAATTCTGGATGAGCTCTCAAAAGAGTTTGGTGGCAGTGCAGCTGCAGCTGCAGACACGTTTGCCGGCAAGCAAATGCAGCTCTCTGAGGCATTCAAAAATGTAGAGCAGAGTGTGGGTGATACTCTGGTGCCTCTGCTCACCCAGTTTATGGGATGGCTGGGCTCTCCAGAGGTGATGGGTGTTATCCAGGGCCTGGCAGATGCACTGGCCCAGGGCCTCACAGGTGCCATAAACTTCCTGGTGCCTCTGGTAAATGATCTGGCACAGGCCTTTATAAATGCCTGGCCCACCCTGCAGAATATAGGGCAATTCCTCACAGAGAATGCTGTGCCTGTGCTCATACTGCTGGGCTCAATCATCCTCTCCCAGGTGGTGCCTGCATTTATAGCCTGGGCCACCACTATGCTCACCACCACCCTGCCTGCACTATTGCCAGTGGTGGCAGCTACACTGGCAGCTGCAGCACCCTTTGTGGCCCTGGGCCTGGTGATAGCAGCTCTGTGGATAGCATTCCAAAATAATTTTCTGGGCATTCGAGATCTGGTGACACAGGTATGGCAGGTGGCACAGCCTGTGATCCAGGCATTCCAGCAGGGATGGGACACCCTCACAAAGGCATTCCAGACTGGAGGCATACTGGGGGTGCTGCAGGCCATCCCTGGAGTATTTGGCCAGATAGGCCAGGCCATAGGCACGTTCCTGGCCCAGGCAGGGCCTATGATAGGTGCCTGGATCCAGGGCCTGTGGACACAATTCCAGACAGCTCTGCCAGGGATCCTGGCAGCACTGGGCCAGTTTGTACAGCAGGCCCTGCAATTCCTGGCAGCTGCTGTGCCTCAGGTGCTGGCCACCCTGGCCCAGTGGGGCCTGGCCCTCATTCAGTGGATCCTGCCACAGATACCACCTCTGCTGGGTTTTCTGGCCCAGCTCCTGGGCTCACTGCTGGGTTTTCTCATAAGTGCAGTGCCTCAGATTATAGGCCAGCTCCTCCAGTGGGCAGGTGCCCTCCTCTCCTGGATCTGGACTGATGTAATTCCACAGCTGCCTGGGTGGCTGGCCCAGGTGATCCAGCTCATTATGGGATGGATCCAAACGAATGGGCCAACAATTCTGGCCCAGCTGGCAGTGTGGGCTCAATCATTCTTTGATTGGATAGGCTCCCTCCTCTCCCAGCTGCCTGGGTGGCTGGGCACAGTGATCTCTGCTGTGTGGAATTGGATCACGACTAATGGGCCAACAATTCTGGCAAAGCTGGCAGAGTGGAGCACAGCATTCCAAAATTGGGTGACACAGAGTGTATTGCCACAGCTGGGCACCTGGCTAGGGCAGATAGCCACAGCTCTCTGGCAGTGGCTCTCCAGTACAGCCACAGACCTGGGAGCCCACCTGGTGAATGAGTGGATCCCAGCATTCTGGAATTGGATCACAGGGCCAGGAGGAGTGCTAGCCACCATAGGTGCCAAACTGCTGGAGATAGCCCAAAAGGTGTGGGACTGGATCACCTCCACAGCTGCAGATGCTGCGACAAAGGTACTCACCATAGGCCAAAATATAGTGAGTGGTATCCAGCAGGGCATCCAGAATGGCTGGCAGGGTTTTCTCAACTGGGTGACAGGGATGCTGGGATCTGTGGTGGATGCTGTCAAAAACTTCTTTGGGATCCACAGTGCCTCCACCCTCATGGCAGATCTGTTTGAGGAGCTGCCAAACGGTATGGTGGCAGGCCTGGATGCTGGAATGCCTGCAGTAAAGGACACCCTCATGGGCCACCTGCAGGATTTGCAAGCTATGACAGAGAGTGTGGGCCTGGGCACCATAGGTGCAGCTCTCTCAGGAGCTCCAGTGGTGGGAGGAGTGCCAGTGCAGGGTGTGACAGCATTCTCCTCAGGGAGTGTGGGCCTGGGTGCCCTCTCAGGAGCTCCTGGAGGTGGTGCTGGAGGCACCATCCGGTTTGATTTTACAGGGATGGTGATAAATGCAGGCCCTGGCACGAATGGCCAGGCTCTGGCAGCTGATTTTGTGGCAGCTGTCTCCCAGCAGGTGGGAGACAGATTGAGGCAGATGGGAGTGTATTGATATGAGCCTGCAGGGCAAACGGATGTGCACCATCGATGGTGTGGACTTCACACCATACTGGGTGGCAATGGAGGCTCTGAGGCCCTCAGGGCCTGGAGTGGTGGGATCCTGCAACCTGTACTTTGAAAAACTGGCAGGAGGCCTCACCATAAAAAATAAGCAGGTGGTGAGGCTGTGGCAGGCCTTTGATGGCACAGGAGCTGGAGTGGCACCCAGAGGCAGGTGGCTCATAGGTCTGATAGATGGCAGGCTCACCACAGCCAAAGGCCAGATGGCCCAGTGGAAAGTGGCTGTAACAGATTGTAATATCCTCCTCAAACACCTGAGGATTGATATTGATGACAACAAATCTGTGACCATCCCAGCAGGCTCATTTGCCTCTCAGATTGTGGCCCTCTCCCAGGCTGTGCAGTACCAGGGACATGGCTCTGTCAATATTGAGATTGATGCCTCAAACTATGTGGAGCCTCTGGTGGCAGCTGGAATGCCTGCCTATGTGGCACACGGTAAAACCTATGGGCAGATGCTGCTGGAGATCTGCACGAATGCCAGGGCAATCAATCAGGCCCTGAGGCCTCAATTTTACATAGGAGTAGGCTCCACATTTGGTGTGAGTGATCCCATAGGCAATCCAGTGCTGCACGTGTGGGATGGAGCTGTCACACCCTCTCCACTGTACGTTTTCAGTGATGCACCCACAGGGGGCCAAAAGTACAGGTATGGCACACCCAGCAGGAGCCTGGACAGCACCAAAGTGAGCCAGAGAGCCCAGGCCTGGTACTCCAGCTCACAGATCCCTGCCACCTATGAAAACACAGCAGCACAGGCCTCATATCCTAATCCATTCATAAATCACCAGCACAATCCTGGAGGCAATAGTGGCAGCTGGCAGGCCCTGGATCCGGCAAAGGATACCACCTCCACCACACTGGGCCAGGCTCTCTCACAGCTGCAGATAGCAGTGGATCAAGTGGCATACCCTAGAGAGGTGTATGAGCACGGATCTGATAGCCCTATTATGCCTGGAGAGGTGGTGACAGAGATTGATAGCCTGGAGGATGGGCTCTCAGGAGGTGTCAATTACAGGGTGGTGCAGGTGGCCATAGATGTCACGACTGATGATGATCCATTCTATACACTCACCCTGGGAGGCAGGAGGCTGGAGCTCCTGGAGAGTGGTGAGGGCATACTGGCAGCTCCAGCAGAGGGAGATAATACACCTCCTCTGGCACCCACAAACCTCACACTGGCCTCACAGGTGTGGCAACCTCTGCTCAATCAATACCTGCAGACCTGGACATGGGTAAATAGTGTGAGCAGGGATGTGGACACCCATAGGTGGTGGGATCAAGCCACCATTTATGGTGTGGTAATGCTGCACCTGGAGGGCACCTATTCCAGGTACATACCACCCAGCACAGCCTATGATGTGGTGGTGGATGCAAAAGATACGCATGACCACTGGAGCCCACCCTCAAACAGGGTGACAGGTACTAGCCCTGCAGCTCCAGCTCTGCCAGCACCCACTGGCCTGGCTCAGAGCTCTGTGTATGATCCAGTGATTGATAAAACACAGCTCACATTTACCTGGACACCCTCATCAGATCCCTCAGTGCTGCACCAGAGGATCCAGTGCACAGTGGTGGGAGGAGCCACCCAGGAGACACTGGTGGCAGCTAGTGCCACCCAGGCTATATTTATGGTGCCAGCAGGAGCCACAATCCACCAGAGCAGGGTGAGGGCAGAGAATGCCTGGACAGTGAGTGCCTGGGCACCCTCATCAGCTGGCCTGGCAGATTTTGTGGTGGCCTCATACCTGAGGCTCCCAGCACCTCCCACATTCTCTGTCAACTCAAACGTATACCTGCCAGACATAGATGAGGCCCAGCTGCAATTTATCTGGAGCACACCCTCAGATCCTAATGGCCTGGGTATTGCAGGCTACAGGATCACAATCAATCAGGGAGGCATAGGCTATAGCGTGACATTACCAGTGCAAACCTCATACCTGGCCCTCATGATCCCAGCTCTGGCCTTTACCAGCACAGTGCAGGCAATAGATGGGTATGGCCATCTAGGTGCAGCTGCTCTGGTGAGTGGCACGACAGCTGGCAGGGTGCATGAGCAGCTGTACAATCCATCCTTTGAGTGGCTGGAGA